ATGTAAGGTGGGATTGTAGTGGATATGTTAGTGCTTGCTTACAATTATTTGGAACATTCAAGAAAGGATTTATAACTAATTCTAGTGGATTCAACTCAGATGCTTCAGTTGCTTCAATGCTTACAAATGGTGGCTTCAAGAAGTTACCTTATAGTTGGGAAACTGTACAACCTTATGACATTATAGCTTATAATGGACACGTTGAAATTCTAGCAGAGAAGGGTGAACATCCTAAGTCTTGGGGTTGGGGTAGTGTTCATAACTGTAAAGATGGCAATGCATGTATGCCAGCTGGAACTGGTAAAAAGCCTAAAGGAACAACGTATAAAACAATTTGGAGACATATTTCATAAAATTTGGAATTTTAACATTTTTTATATATCTTTGCAGAAATTGATAAAAGTGTTATGATTTTGGGTTATATTGTTACTGATAGGAAACTTACAAATATTGATGGCTTTGTGGAACAAGTTAATGATATTTCATTGGCTGACCCCACAAAGCCTATACTAATCGTAGGTTGGAAGAAAGCGAAGAATGATTCAAGGTATACGACTATTTTGGATAAGCAACTTGATGATAATGTATTCTGGACTTTCAGCAAATCTGAGAGTCGTTCAGACTTTGAAGAAGATTTAAAATTCTTTTATAATATTATATATAATAATATATTAAATAATATAAATTATTATTATATTAATATATTTAAACTAAAATATAATAATATAAAAAAATTATATAATATTATATTAAATTCTAAGGAAATTAAAAGTATTTATTTAAGTAGAGGCGTTTTGTACGTTCCTTACGATGGGAAGGTCTTAGGATTGTCTCTTTCAGTTTTGGAATATTGCAAAATACCTAGAGAGAAGATTATCAACAAAATCAAGGAAAAGGGAATAAGGATTATTGAGGATGACGAGAAGATTATCTTCAAGTTATCGAAGCAATTGGGAAATAAGAAGTATGCGATACCATACTTTGTATCAAGTTAACAGAGAAATGACAACGGAACGTGGAATCATAATAGGCACATTTGTAAAGAAGAACAGAATACTAACATTCATTGAGGAACTTAAGAACGACTACGGCATCAAGTATGAGAAGATTTTCATCTATTCAATTGATACCAACAAGCGTGAGTACCTTGTAACATTCAAGACTTTTGATAAGGAAAAATTCATTAAGAATCTTAACAATGCTACGGTTATGCATGTTAAGAACGGCTGTCTATTCTCCATAAACGCACTCAATAAGCTCATAGAGCAAGAAAAGGGAGATTCCACTCCAAACAATGAATACGTTGTTGACTGGGACAAGTATAAGGATAAGTTGATAATCATAACAAATGGCGAACTTTCAATCTCAAATCTCTCTAAAATAGAGGATAAATCGTTGTTTTTCAACTAATGTGATATTTATAGTAAATAAATTCATAAAGCTATGGGAAGATTTATTATAAAGCATATTAACAGTATGAAGCCTCAAAAGAGGATTGAAACTAACATAAACGAAACTAAAGAAGTTATGACTACAAGCGAGAAGATAGCAATGGCTCAGAGCGTGCTTAGTGGAACAGATGTTGCATCAGCACCAGTAAAGAGAGTCAAGAGGGACAAAGGTCTTATCGAGAGAACTGAGAGTTCAAAGACAATTTTAACTGAAGACAATAAGGAACTATTGAACGATTAATACAAATGGCTGACATTAAGTATCTTAAGGAACATAATTTATACGAGGCACATAAGCACTTTATGAGTCTCGTAGAAGGCTATATACCATTCGAGGAAGAGGTTGATGAGGCTGGTGAAAACCAACAGCAAGACCCAAATGCTATGGGCGGTGGTGCTGGCCCAATGATGGGCGGTGGCGACCCTAACGCAATGGGAGGCGACCCAAGTATGGGTGGAGGAATGCCTCAAGGCCCTGATACAATGGGTGGCGACCCAAGTATGGGTGGAGACCCTAACGCAATGGGCGGTGCTGACCCTATGGCAGGAGGAGACCCAAATGCTATGGGAGGCGCAGACCCTATGGCTGACCCTATGGGTGGCGGTGACATGGGCGGTGAAGACCCATTGGCTGATGCAAGTGGTGATATGTCTGAGGATGATGGCGATACCATTGATATTGATGGTTTGACAAAAGCTCAAGATAAACTTAATGTTAAACAGAATCATATTGGTAGAGACTTATCAAAGGTTGACACAAGAATAAGTTCATTGATTGACTCAATCTCAAATCTTTTGCAGAAGGTTGACAGCAATAACAGCGAAATCGAGGCATTGAAGGCTGAGTTTGAGAAAAGGAATCCAACCCAGACAGAGAAGCTTAATCTCCGTTCATTGGACTCTTACCCATTCAATGTGAAGCCAAACGAGTACTGGGCTGAGAAAGCAAAGGAGGGTGGCTACGATGCTTATTCTGATAATGCAGAACCTACAACTCAAGAATACACCATTACAAATGATGACGTTGATAATCCAACTGATGACATCGCAAAGACCTTCTTCAAGATTGATGACGATGACATCCAGACAATTGACAAACTATTCAATTTCTAATGAAAACGATTAATTTAAGAGAAGATTCATATAGAAAACTCATCAATGAAATTGGGTATGGTAACGATGACTTGGAGAACCTATGCAACGAACTAAGATACAGCATTAGTGATGCATCACAAATTGTAAGAGACCATATGATAATGTGCAACAGACTTAATCAGGAGCCTAATCCATGTGTTGTTGAAATAAGTAATCATATTGATGAAATTAAGAACCTTCTGGAAAAAATTGGTAAAGTATGAAGAAAATTATAAGACTAACAGAATCAGAATTACACGATATTGTAAAAGAGTCTGTAACTAGAATCCTTAATGAAGGATGGACTGGACGTGGATATGTACCACATGACGGAAACGGAATGGTTGGTGGATATTATGGACGTAGCGAGATAAATGGTGAGAAAGATGTCATGGATGATTTGCTTGAGAATATCCCAGATATATCAGACGAGGAATGGGAAGGTTTCAAGAATTATTGTGAACAAAATCCAAACGTATTCGTCATTAAAGGTGAGATTAGTTCATCATATGATGAATCAACTGGCTATGGAAGTGCTGGTTTCCCAATAACAGAGCTTGATAATACAATTGGTGAAGATGAAGCATTGCAATACGTTGCACAATATCCTGACCAAAGAGTTGCACAGTTGGCAGTACAGACATTGAAGGGAATTTTTGAAAAACTAACTGATGAAGATTTTGAATTATACGATAATGATTATGAGCCAGATTGGGAATCTGACGAGCGTTAAATGAGATTTGAATCATGAATAAGAGACTTATAAGACTTACAGAGGAAGACCTTCGCAAGATTGTAGAGGAATCTGCAAAAAGGGTTATTAATGAGGCTGAAAGCGGTGGATGGGTAGTTGATTCATCTGAGGCACAAGAAGCCTATGAACTAGCTGTTCAAGAAATGGGTGAGGAAACCATCAACAGCGCAATCGTAAGAAGCCTTGGTGATGAAGTATTGGCACAGTGTCTTGCTTATATATTCAGGCAATATGATTTCAGACAGTGGCAGAGCAGATACGATGATGGTATAAATGTTTAATACTATATATTTTCCCAGTTAAGCGAGATAACTGGGAAAATAATCTTTAATTTATTTGTTTTTTTCAATTTTTTTTTATATCTTTGCAATACATTTAAGCACGTATTTAGGCGTGCATCTAAAATAATTTTTTTAATAATAAATCAATTTATGAGCAACAAGAATTTTAGCGTTAACATCGATGATGACGCAGTAAAGAATCAGTACGAACAAGAACAAAAACAACCAGTCAAGAAAACTCAGTTTGACACAAAGAATTATTTACAAGCGAGATTAGGAGCAAACGAGGATTCTAAAACACTTACAATCAGATTGTTACCATTCTCCCCAGAAGGTGGCAGTCCATTCAAGAAAGTTTTTATGCATACCGTAAAGGTTAACAAGGAGGTTTCATCTAGTGGATGGAAGACTTTTGTATGCCCAACACACAACAAGAAAGATGGTAGTGTGATGGGTGAGAAATGTCCTTTCTGTGAGACATCTGCAAAGGCACGTGAGCTTAAGAGTCAAGCACTTGATGAACCAACCAAGAAGAAGTACGGTGATGTTGAATTCCTTAATCGTGTTAAGGAAATGTGGATTGTGCGTTGTATCGAGCGTGACCATGAGGAAGACGGAGTTAAGTTCTGGCTTTTCAACTCTTCAAAGAAGAAGGATGGCGTTTATGACAAGATTATAAACCTTGCAACAAGACGTGCTGAGGCAGCAGCCAAGAAGGGTAATAAGTACAGCATCTTCGACCTTAACAATGGTCTCGACCTAGACGTTACATTGACTAGGACAAGCGACAACAAGACCACAGTTCAGATTATTGACGCAGGTATACCTTCACCTCTTTCAGAGGACTTTGAGCTTGGTGAGAAGTGGATTCACGATAGCAAGCAGTGGAATGAGGTATATACCGTGAAACCTTATGAGTATATGGAAATCATTGCTATGGGTGGAGTTCCAGTTTATAGCAAGGAAGAGAACAAATACATCGATAAGGACGAGCTTTTGAAGATTAAGGAAGAGGCTGAGAAGCAGAGACTTGAGGAAGCAATCACAGAGCCTACCAAGGATTTCTCAGATATAGCCGAATCTAGCGGTGTGAATATAATCGATGGTAATGATGTCAAGGATGACGATGAGGACGATTTACCATTCTAAAAGGCAATGTTACAATCAATATGGATTCTAAGTTATATTTTTATCATGGCCCAATGGGTTCTTCAAAAAGTGCAAGGCTGCTAACAACAGCCTATGACTTTGAAGAGAAGGGTATACAAATAATGGTATTAAAGCCATCCCTAGACACTAGGGATGGTGAAGGTATCATACGTTCTAGAACTGGTCTTGAGCGCAAATGTATTATGATTGACAAGGAAATCAATCTCTATAAGGCAATCAAGGCATACAAGAATGTATTAGCATCACAACTTGAAACACTTAAATGGGTCATAATAGATGAATGCCAGTTCCTAACTGAGGAACAAGTTGACCAACTATCAGACATTGTGGATTTCCTTGATGTCAATGTTATGTGTTTCGGTTTAAGAACCGATTTCCAATCACATTTATTTCCAGGTTCTAAGCGTCTTTTTGAGCTTGCTGATGATATTGAGGAAATCAAGTCTACATGCGAATGCGGAGAAAGGAAGACCTCAATAAATGCAAGATTCGATGAAAATGGTGAAATTGTTATTGAAGGTAGCCAAGTTGAGATTGGCGGTAATGACAAGTACAAAGCCATTTGTAGGAAGTGTTGGAAAAATAAGGTTAGGGATAAACTGCTAAAGGGAAATGAGACTTAAACGAGATTATAAAATCGGAACATTACTTAGATTCAAATGGTACGATAATTGGAGAGACGAATTTGAAAGACCTGATAAATTTAGAATAATTGAAGGTGTGGTCGATTCTAATACATTTATGGATGAAGTAATAGTCTATAATGGACATGAACAAAGATTTTACGCAGTTAGAAATGAGCATATTTTAAAAGAATTTAATTATGAAGCAACCAATCAAGAAAAAGGAATTTAAAAAGCCTAGTATAGCTAGTTTTAAGGAAAAATATGGTTTGACGATGAAGACAAATAAGGATTTGGTAAAGTCTGTGGCAGATAAACCAACAGATTTTATCCCACTTCCAGAAGCATTCTCAGATGCAATTAAACTTCCAGGTATTCCAAAGGGTTATTTAACAATCGTAACTGGATGGTCAAACACAGGTAAGTCAACCATCAAGAACTGTCTTATCGCAAGTTGTATCAACAATGGAATTATACCAGTTATATATGAAACTGAGAATAACTTTGACTTCCAATATGCAATTGATTGCGGTATGAAAGCAACACCTATCTATGATGATGTTGAGGTTGAAGATGTTGATGAGGAAACAGGAGAGATTACCACTCACACAGAAAAGAGAATAATCAACTATGACGGTGAGTTTATGTACTTTGACAACAAGATTCTTGCTGAAATGTACGGTAATCGTGACTATTCAACTGGTAAGGAGTCAAAGGTAAAGCGTAAGGAAGCCGTTCTTGAGGATATTGCATATTCAATCAACGACTTGCTAGATGCGCAAGACAGAGGTGAGATTACACAGCCATTGTGCTTCATTTGGGACTCAATAGGCTCTATTCAGTCATTCAAGTCTCTTGAGAGCAAGAGTGGTAATAATATGTTCGATGCTGGTGCTATTTCACAGTCATTCAGCAATATAATCAACAATAGGATTCCATCTTCAAAGAAGGTAAGTGAGGAATACACCAATACATTCTTCTGTGTTAACAAGATATGGAACGACTCAATGAACTCAATGGGTGGTGTTCCATCAATCGAGTTGAAGGGCGGTAAGACCTTCTTCTATGGCGCAAGGTTGATTATTCACCTTGGAGGTATCGGAAAGGCATCTACAAAGAAGCTTGATGCTACTGCAAAGGGTGCTAAGTACGTGTATGGTATCACAACCAAGATTAGGACAACTAAGAACCAATTGCCAACACCTTGGAACGTAACCTATGAGGGTGAAATGTCATGCGTTCACAACGGCTTGATTAATCCAAAGGCTCTTGACGAGTATAAGAAAACCTACATGAAGGAGATACTTGCAAAGCTTGAGGAGAATGGAGCAAGCGGAATTGATGAGTCAGACATCACATTTAATGAAGAGGACACGGAAGAATAATACTGATTGGGTGGTGACTAATAAGGGTAAGGTGGAAAGATGGCCGTTCTTTTTCACCCTACCCATACCATTAAACAAAGACAAGAATGAAACTTGAGTTAGGATTCGGTGATTGGACGAAAGAAGCAGTCATCAAGGAAGCTAGGGTAAATGATGCTGGTACTAGACTAATCATAGAGTATTTCGATGGAGAACAAATTACGTTGAATCTTGAGGATTTAGTAGAAATAGTAGATGTAAATGAATTATGAGACTTGAATACGTAAGAAAAATGGTCTGGGAACCTATAAGGCGTGACCCAATGATAATGAATTTTGAATTGCCTCAAATACTTCGTGAAATGTTGGAAGGGAAACATCATGGATTCATCGAAACAATTGAGTATACATAAGGGGAAAAGCGATTTTCCTCTTATTTTTTGTGATAAATTTGGAATTTTAACAAATTTTTTATATCTTTGCATTGAAACTTAACATTTATTAAAAATATGACACGAGCAGAACTTAACGAAAAAAATTTAAAATTGTATTATGAGAAACTTGAGAAACTTGGCATAAAGACAAGTGTTTTAGGCTCTAATTACAATGACAAACTTCTTAACGCAACATTTACAAATTCAAATGAATTCGGTAATGCATATGACGGTTCATTGCTTGAAATTGTGTTAAAGGTATTAACACCTTACGCAGTAAGGATTAATGAGTTGCTTCCAGAGGAGCAGAGAGTTGATAAGAACACGTTGGTCAAGGTATGCTTGTTGCATCAAATTGCAAAGGCTGTGAGACTTATTCCAAACGACAATGAATGGGAGCGTGACAAGCGTGGGCTTATGTATAAGTATGACAGCGACTTACCTTCAATCAGAACTGGTCTTCATTCCGTTTCAATGTGCTTTGACTGCGGTATTCCACTTACAACTGAGGAAATCGAGGCAATGACCATCAATGATAGGGACTTGTCAGATGACCAAGCAAGATGGCATGCTAGTACAATGGCGACCATTGTAAGGCAAGCAAATGAATTAACTTACGTTCAAATTAATAAGAAGAAGTAATGGATGATTGTTTAGGAGTAATGAGTGATTATCCAGTAGCATTTATGAGTCGTGCAAGACAAACAATAGGCTTGGCTAATCTTGAGGTAAAGTTCAAGAAACTCAATGAGAAAGCGATAATTCCGTCTTATGCCCATGACGGTGATGTTGGAATGGATTTGACAGCAATTTCAGTTGAATATGATGCAGACAATGACTTATACATCTATCATACTGGTCTTGCGTTTGAGACTGATTATCACTATGGCATGTTCTTATTCCCACGTAGTTCAAACAGAAAGACGGAGGCATATCTTTGCAATCACGTTGGTATAGCCGATTCAGCAATATATCGTGGCGAGATTATGCTTTGCTTCAAGAATAGGACATCACTTAGGCAGATTGCGTTAGAATCTAGGACAATTGCGTTCTTTAATGCTATTGAAGATGGTAAGAGTGTGGAGGAAGCAACAAAGGAGAGTATTGATGCGTGGTTTGAGGCATTTAAGAATCCAATGTTGTTTGCACCATATAAAGAAGGCGATAGGGTTGCTCAAATGGTAGTATTGCCTTATCCTGATGTGAAACTAAAAGAAGTGGAAAACTTAACCGAAACTGATAGGGGAAGTGGAGGCTTCGGTTCAACTGGAAAATAATTATGACAGCAGCACAAGTTTTTAAATGGTTTTGTAAGGAACAAGGTATAATGGCGAACATTATGAATATGTATAATACTGTTCGCCCAAGTTACAATACATATGACAATGGTGGAATACAAACCAAGTACCTTACATATGATGAATATATAGCCATTAAGCTTAGAAACAGTAATTTTGTCGATTTATTCGAGCGTATAACGAGCGACTTTCTATTCAAGGTTGGATGGGGAAAATATGATTACTACGTAGATAAATGGAATTTACGTAATATTACTAAGAAATGGCGTTATTTTGCCATGCATAATATCTGTATAAATGAGAATTGCTTAAAAGTAGGTGATAACATAACATTTAGGGTTTCTGATTGGAGACGATGGCATGAAAATCATGCGCTTATGGATACTCTTCATAGAGGAAGAGTTGACACGTTACAAGTTGGTAACGGAGTCATGGTAATCTGGGATTATGTTGACAACCAACACAAGACATACTATAGCAATGAGATATTCGACAGAGATAATGGAGTGTTTGATTTCGACTTAAATTTCTATATCAAACGAAATAGGAGGACATATTATGGGAGAAATTGTGCAAGATAAAATATATTATACTTATAGAGACGTGTCCATACTTCCAGGAATAGTAAGCGATGTCGAACACCGTTCTCAATGTTATGTGATGGATGAATTTGGCAAGCTGCCATTGTTTACAGCACCAATGGATACGGTTGTAGGAGAGAAGAACTTTAAACTTTTTGAACAGAACCATATCAATGCGATATTGCCAAGGACAGCACCGTTGGATACTAGGATATTCTACTCGAAGAACGAGAAATGGGCTGCATATTCGTTATCTGAGTTTGAGGAAATATTCTGTAACGCAGATAAGAAACTAGAGTCACCTCACAAGATATATGCGCTTATAGATATTGCCAATGGTCACATGCAGAAGATTAAGGATTTGGTTAAGAAGGCTAGGTCTATTTATTATAATGATTTGATTATAATGGCTGGTAACATAGCAAATCCAATGGCATATGAGAGTCTTGCTAGTGCTGGTGTTAATTATATACGTTGCGGTATTGGAAGTGGCTGTGGATGCCTTAGTACATCAAATACTGGTATACACATGCCAATGGCAACTCTTATAAACGATATTGCAAAGTTAAGGAAAGAAATAGAGGACGATTATAGGACATTGCCATATATCATAGCCGATGGTGGTATAAGGAATTATTCTGACATTATCAAGGCTATTGCGTTGGGTGCTGACTATGTTATGGTAGGCAGCGTGTTTGCCAAAATGCTTGAGTCTGCTGCACCTAAGAAATTTTCATATGAAGATGGTTTGAAACAAGTTGAAATTGATATTAAGGATTTAAAAGACTTTCATTATGATGGTTTTAATTGGTATGGTAAACTTGGAGATAAAGATATAAGGCTAGGAGCTTGCAATGCAACATTTTATGGTATGGCATCGAGACAAGGGCAGATTGCGTTAAACGGTACTAAGACAAAAACAAGTGAGGGAATTATGAAAACCCTTCAAGTTGAATACACGATGGAAGGGTGGACAAAGAACTTCATTGACTACCTTCGTTCAGCTATGTCTTATGTCGGTGCTAAGACATTGGATGAGTTCAGGAACAAGTCTGTTTTAATTGTAAATTCAATAAATGCAATAAATGCAGTTAATAAATAAAAATAAAAGCGAATAAGAGTTTGTTTCTTGTTCGCTTTTCTTATTTTTTAAAGAAAAATGGATAATAAAATAGCAGTTGTAGTTTGTTCTAAGAAAACCACAGAAGAGAATAAGGATTTCATTGAACATATTAAGCAAACTTGTGAGTGTGATACTCACGTTTATATGATACACAATCCAAATGGTTTGTCTCTATCCAAGATATATGCCGATATGGTGGTAAACAAGGATATAGACAGTGACGTTATTGTGTTTATACATGATGATATAGAGTTCTTAAGAAAGGGATGGGGTAAGGAAGTCTTGCGCCTATTCAATGACCATGAGGACTACGGTATCATTGGTGTAGCTGGTTCTGCTGAGTTCGATGAAAAGGGTGCTTGGTGGAACTATGACAAAAAATATGGTCAAGTATTGCACAGAAGCGAAGGTAAGTCTTGGCTCACTGCATTTTCTCCTTTGCTTGATAAGGACTTGCAAGAAGTGTGTATTATCGATGGATTGTTCATGGCAGTCCACAGAAGGAGGCTTTCAGAGAATTTTAGTAGGGAACTTGAAGGATTCGATATGTATGATGTCTGGTTCTGTCTTGCAAATTACTTTGAGGGCAAAACCAAGATTGGAGTTACAACCAATATCAGGTTGGCGCACAACTCAGTAGGAAAGCTCAAGGATACTTGGTATAAGAACAGAGAAATAATAAATAATACCTTTGGAAACAAATTTCCAGTGGTTGTAAAATAATTTGGCACAGTTTTTGCAGTATGAAAATAACTGATATGAGTCTTGAGCAGTTGTTTACCTTTTACAATATAGCAACTGACATTTGTAGAGAATATTCAAGAATGACTGATGGATATGTCCTTGCAACTGGTGATAATGTGTTAGACCCAACACATAGTGTACCGCTTGATATGCAGAACACAATCAAGGAGAGGCAGATGTATTTTTCAATCAAGGACAAAATAACTAGTGAATTAAAGAGAAGAATGTTAACCGAATTGGAATATGAATAAGTTAAAGAAAATACTACTAAACATTTGGTATGGCTTGCCATTTGGTCTTAAAGCTGCTGGTGATGAGATTATGGGTGGCGGTGAGGCTGATTCGCAAGGAACTACCATTAACCAACAAGTAACAGACCAGAGGGTTGCAAAACACCTCCTAAAGGGTGAAGTGACGCAAGAGGTTGAGGAACTTAGATATAGAATGTATAAGGTTGAGAATGAGTCAAAGAATTACAAATATCTAGGTAACGGTGTTGCTGTTAAGGAGGAAAAACCAACCAATAAGGGCGAGAAGACAAAGTTCAAGTTCAGCCAAGACAATGAATTGCTTTGCGAGTCTGTTTCCGATGCATTGAAGCAGGTTGGAAAGTATGGTATGGATAGCTATAGACTCCAGTTTGATTATAAGGAGTTCTCTAGGTTTAAGCTTGATAAGTTTGCAAAGAGGGTTGATGTCAACATCAATGAGGCTATCGGCAAGATTGAGACAACGATACACTTCAGCACAGAACCAAACCCATATGACGCAACTTCAATGCCATTCATAAACGAGATTAAGAAACTGCTTGGCGATAACAGCGAATATTTCATATCAAAGCATGAGATTGCATCCAACATATTGAATTTGTCGTTTACCACATACAAGGCGAACAATGAGGATGACTTTGTTAACTACAGTTTCATCAATGGTGCAACGTTCAAGGATTTCAGGGAAGAGAATTATGAGTATCTTCTTACATTGACTTGGGGAGAATATCTAAGGCTTCCTCTTGATTTGGAATCAAAGTATTACTCAAAGACAATGGCAGAGAAATACGAGAAGAAGGAAAGGAAGGATGTAGCACCTGAAATGGTGAACACGGAGAGAAAGAGATACTGTTCAATCTGTGGAAAGGAAATGTCCGTATATGATGCTGACGTACAAGAGGCAGACGGTAACGCACCAATATGCAAAGAATGTATGATGAAAGCATTGAAAAATAAGTAAGAATTATTATATTTTATATATGTTAACAATAGGTGTAGAATTAAATCATGTTGTAAGGAATATCAACAAGCAGATACTTAAATACTATGCGAAGGAGTTCGACCCATCAATGGACTGGGAGGAACTAGATGAGAATGTTGATGTATTTGAAAAGTACTGCAAGTTCAAGAGTAAGTATGAGAAGAACAATTTCATTTACATTGACTATCCTTATGAGATATTCGGATGTGCGAATACAGTTGAGAAGAAGTTGGCAGTGAAGATTACAAACTGGCTTTCTGAGATAACAAACATTGAGGATGAGGACATCAGAATCATCTTCTACAGTTTGGATGAGGATGCAATTACAATCCAGTCAAGTTTCTTCTTTTTGAGTAAGATTGGTGCTAGGGTTAGAAAGGTTATATTCCCTAAGTCAATCGATGAGGTATGGGAGGAATGTGATGCAGTTATCACAGCAAGAAATGAGTTCTTTGAGAAGGAAACTCCAGAGGGTAAGAAGATTGTCTTAATTAACCGTGAGTTCAATGAGGGAAACAAAGATAAGGCATTCTTGAATTATGACAATTTGAGTGATGTCATCAGTGATAATAATTTTTTTAATAAACTAAAGAATGAGTAATTCATCTTATATTTTTGATTTAGAGAATATTACTAACTTTGTATTTGGAAACCCAAACGAGAAAACCAATGAGGTTGAGATAACAGAGCATTATGTATATGATAAGGATTCGAATGCAATGATTCCCAACACAAAGGACGTAAAAGAGGTTAAGGTTAATGATTACACTGGGCAAAATACAATCCGTTACGACTTGGTGAGAATGTTCGTGGATATTCTAGACTCAATCGAAGACCCAAAGGTCTTGACTCTAGGACAAGACATTACACTTAACACATTAAAGGCATATGAATTAATAAAAGACATAAACGATAACGACAATGAGTGAGAAAGATTTAAAGGTTATTGCAAATATCGAGAAAGAGATTTCAAAGATAGATAAGAAGGAGAACAGAATTTTCTTCTTCGTTATTGACACCAAGGGTGTTCCTTCTGGTTCACTTGAATACATTTACAATTTGGCACTTATGCTAAAGAACGAGGGATATGATGTGAGCATGCTTCATACAGAGGAAGAGTTCGTGGGTGTCGGTGCTTGGTTGGGTGAGGAATACGTCAACCTTCCGCACTACAACGTTAATAAGGGAGAGGTTGGTACATCACCAAGTGACTTGTTGTTTATACCTGAGATTTTCTCACAAGTTATGAACCAGACAAAGAATCTTCCTTGTAAGAGGGTTGCAATCCTTCAGAACTATGACTATGTTGTGGAACAGATGCCATATGCAGCACAATGGGGTGACTTCGGTATCATGGAGGGTATCACCAATTCAGATTACCAAGCAGCAGAGCTTAACGAGGCTTTCCCATATGTGAAGCTAAAGAAGGTGACACCGTTCATTTCAAAGATTTTCGGTACTACAATCGCACCTAAGAAGATGGTTATCAACGTCATTTCAAAAGACCAAGGTGACATCAAGAAGATTGTTAAGCCATTCTACTGGAAGTATCCATACTTCAAGTGGGTTTCATTCAAGGAGCTTAGAAACCTTTCAAAGGAAGAGTTTGCAAAGGAACTCAGAGAGGGAGCAATCACAATCGTTGTGGATGAGACAGCAAGCTTCATGTACTCAGCACTTGAGGCAATGAAGAGTGGAAGCATCACAATGGTCAAAGTGCCTAACACTGTTGTTGACTGGGCAAATGGCGAGGAATTGCCAAACTGCTGCGTATGGTTCAATGACTATGACACCCTTCACAAGCAAGTTGCAAGCGTTGTCCGTTCTTGGATTACCGACAACGTGCCAACAATCCTTGCAGACGAGTCTAAGAAGATTCTTGAGAACTACAGCGAGGAACAGACCAAGAAGGAGATTCTAGAGTATGTAGAGGACGTTCTAGGGCGTAGAAAGAAGGAAATGGAGGAATTGCTCATACAAGTTAAATCAAAAGGAGAGAAGTAAAATATGAAGGAATTATTGGAAAGTGGTAATATTGTTGGAAAAATTGACCTTGATAAGTCAATATGCGTACACAACTATAAAGACTTCAAGAAAACCGAAAAGGGTCAAAAAATGATTGATAAATATCTCGAAAGATGGGGTAATTTAGGATTCATTGAAGGACTTGATGGTGAAGTGAGAGAAAGGTGCGCTGTTGCTATGGAACAGTTAGCTATCTATTTGATATGTGAGGCTACTGAAAATAATTTAACTGGACCTTTTGAGACCATTGGCTTCCCAATGATACGTAGAGTAGTTTGTGGCTCTGTTGGAAATCAAGAGAAATTGAATGACCTTGATTTATTTGATTTCGAGAAGTTCATTAAATATTGCAAGGAATTGGACACAGTTAAGCTAATAGATGAGATTAGTAACATTCCACATTTGAACCAGATTGATTTAGAAGCAGAAGCTTGTGCTATAGCTTGCGAAATGATAATAAGAAAATTCAATGGCGATGACAAGAGCTTTGAAGAACTTAAGGCAGAGTATTTTAATAAAATAAAGGAAAAAATAGATAATAAGAATGAAGGAACTAGTAGTGATAATACCGATGCATGAATTCGGTAAGGAGAATATAGAACTTTTGAACAAGGCTGTCGAGAGTGTCCCAGAGGAAATTAAGGTTATCCTCTCTTGTAAGAAGGGCATCGATGGCAGAAAGTTGAAGGGTGTGGATGAGAGAGTGGTTGTCTTTGCCGAAAGCGATGGTGATTCATTTGCTGAACTTGTCAACACAGCAGTTGATAAGATTGAGGAAAAGTGGTTCTCAATCCTTGAGTTTGATGATACATACACAAAGAATTGGCTTGACAATGCAAAGAAATACATTGACTTTATGCCAGATATGAGTGTGTTCATGACACTTGAGGACATCACAGACTTCAATAACGGAAAGTACGTAGGTTTCGGAAATGAGGCAGCTTGGGCATCTTCATTCTCTAATGAAATCGGTTACATTGACAATGACTGTCTTCAGAACTATTTTGATTTCTATCTAACAGGTAGTATCTTTAATACAGCCGATTGGCGTGAGGTAGGAGGACTTAAACCATCAATCAAGATTACATTCTGGTATGAGTGGCTTCTCCGTGCAACCAATAAGAGCAAGAAGGTATTCGTTATTCCAAAGGTAGGATACAATCACACATTGGGTAGGGAAGGCTCACTTGTTGATACATACAAGAAGAGCATGACACCAGAGGAAACACAGTGGTGGTTCGACCTCGCAAAGAGAGAGTACTTCTACAAGGAAGACAGAAAGAAGGAATACAAGAAAGAAGAGGAAGAAGAAACAGAAGAATAAACACAAAGAATGGTGCTAATGTTGATGGTTAGCACCATTTTATTTGAACATCAAAAAGGCACACAGAGATTTCCAATTGGAAATGTGAAAGAAAGTGTGTTGTAATTACGCAGATTTGCCTTTGATGGGATATTTAGTATTAAAAAGAAAACTAACAAAGGGATATTCCCCATATATAAATATCTGAACAAATGTCTGAAATTTGCGTAACTGAAGAAAAAGTTAAGAAAAAGAGAGGTAGAAAGCCTTCCAAGGAGAGAAAGGGCTACTTCTATGAGCGTGAGGAACAAGCTGTAGTGGATTATATCTCAACAGATGACGAGAGGGAGAAGAACAGAATCTTCAACACTACACTTAAGCCAGCATTTACAAAAATGATAGAGTCAATCATAAGGAGATACAGTCTATATCCCCCAGATGAAGAATTCCAAGAGACCTTTGACGATACAATGTCCTTCCTTATGACAAAGCTATCATGTTTTGACCCTAGTACAAATTATAAGGCATATTCATATTGCGGTACAATTTGTAAGAACTACTTGATTTACAAAATCAATCAATTTGCCAAGAATCAGAAGAGAAATGAATCTTATGATAATCCAGTTGGAGATTCACAGAGTGGTATCGATGACAACATAAGGTTCTCGTATAGTGATTCTGACCCAAGAACAACATTCCTAGCTGAATTAACTGGTAATACCGTTGAGAATATTAAGCGTATTCTTGCTGAAAAGGATAGACTTAAACTCAATGAGAATGAGGTTAAGGTGGGTATGACACTTATCAACCTTATGACCAATTGGGATGACATCTTCGCACAGATGGGAAGCAACAAGTTCAATAAGAGTTCCATCCTTTTGTTCTTGAAGGAGACCACCATGCTTAATACCAAGGAGATTAGGGATGCGCTGAAAGTGTATAAGAAAAGATATTATGAAGTTAAGTATAAACTTATCAATGAATAATATAAATTCTAATATTTATTACAAAAAACAATGGGAAAACTAAAGATTGAATTAAACGATATACAGAACATCAGAGACCTTTTGCAAGAGACTTACAGACTTGCCGATGAACAGATAGTTCAAGCCCAGAATGAGATAAACAAGCTTTCAGTATCAACACAGCTTGAGCAAGAGGCTATGGACGCAAAGAGCAAGTATGCAAAGGCAATAAATGACTACCTAGGCATGAAGGACAAGGCAATATCAAAGAAACTTGATATTGCCAAGATTCTTACCGACATATACCACCACAATGGCAATGTTCAAGAGGCATTGGAGAGTGGTACTAACACAAAAGATATGGACTTCAACTTTGATGACATCAAGAAGATGATTGATGAATCATATGAGGAAAAGGGAAAAACTAAGACAATTGAACTTAATAAGAAGTAATGGCTAGCATAAGAGACTCACAGATTGAGGCAATGGCATCTATTGATACCGCCAAAGCGATGGTCGATAAGGTTCTCACTATCATGGGAATACTTACGGCTACACCATCGTTGTCACTTACTTTTGCCACAAATCCAATTGGTTTCCTTCTACAACTGCTTAAACACGTGGGTGTAACATACGAGGAACTAAGGGATTGGTTGGCTAATTTCTTGGTATTCGTAATACCAGTTATGGAAGTGAGTGTAAAGGCTGTGTTGCTTACAAACCTCAAGAATATGGTCTCTTGTTCAATTGACCCTAGAATTCCAGATAAATATAGAAAACAATGTGGTAGAAATGGAGAACCATATGTTGAGGATTATGGTTTTAATGTAAATCTTGAGTCAATAGACTTTTTTGACAAGCTCTCAGAAAATCCATTGAGTGACTACGGAAAGGAAGTCTACTTTGGTCTTGATGGTGTAGAGGATGTGTATAAGTTCGCTAGGGCAGAGGACTTTGACGCATTCTTGTGGTTCGTGATGCATAGGGCTAGGTTCTATAATTCATCAGAAGTCGTAAGTGAAAACGGTGTGATAAAGAATGAGGGCGTATTTGAGAACATGACCATAGAGCCACAAGATACTAGCCTTCTTAGTGTGTTTAACACATATTCGCCATCTGACAATCCATCAAATATAATGTTGGGTAATACATTCAAATATAAAGATAGTGATGCGTCATCTAACATTATATCCATGTGTATCGATAGGAAATACGACAGTGAGAATAATGCCGTATCAAATACAATGGTTCCAGTATCATGTGACTCACTCAGTGCCAATTGGTACATAAGACGTGCAAACCAGCTCACAAAGAATCTTGGATTCGGAAAGAGTAAGTTCGAGACTAGGAATTTCTCAAAAGAGAGGGGTATTTGTAACCTTGAGTTCTTTGACACAGCTACAAGTGATGAATCACCAGCTAATGGACTTGTCAACAATAGTTTCAGATTGACAATATTACCAAAACCAAAGGTACATATACCAGAGATAGCAGAGGGTGAGAAACCTTGGGGATTCAAACTATTCTTATTCGATGAGAATGGTGAGTTTGACTTGAACGGCAAATATACCATAAACCAAGATATATACCCAACTTATATAGAAGAAGACGGCGTAAAATATGCTGAGTATAAATTGACAGATAATGATAAAATCAGAATTAATGTCAGAACTGGAAAGGTTACAGTAATTGGTGACATCAGAAAAGGTCTTATTGAGTGCTATAAGGGATTAACCGTATATGAGTTTAACTACGATTATGTAATGGGTATGAAGCTATTCGATGCCAAGGTAATGGCTACCACGTTGCTTGATACGCTTGTAAACACAAGATTGGGGCTTAAACTAGACCTTGTACACCAGCATCAAGATGCGACTGACGAAATCAAGGAAATCATCAAGAACATTATAAACAGTGATGACTCTACTGTTGAAGACTGCTATTTCACCTTTGACAATAGGAAATACGATGAACTATTGAGGAAGAGTGAAAAGAGAAGGGCAAGACAGTATGATTTCGGAAACACTAACAATACCGTAGGTTCATTTGATAATGTTGCTGAGATATTGGGAGAGTACGATGCAGAGGCAACATTGGAAGGAAGAGTTGATATATTGAGCCGTGCAATAACGCAAGCCACAGTCAACATTACAGAAGGACTTGAAGAGAGTGATAAGTATGGTGTTGAGTTTGGTTTTGTGTTCGACTTGATTGAGAATTTGGTGTTTGCACTAGTTAATGCGGTATTGACACCGAAGGTATTGATGCTTTTGGAGGTTAACAGACAGTTGATGGGTGGTAACTGGAAAATGTTTACCATTAAGGACTTGTTAGCCGCAATGAGAAGTATAATCATTTCTTTGGTAATGGAGGTAAGAGACCTTGTTATCCAAGAGTTGCTGAAGTTTATAACGAAGGAACTTATGCCTCTTAAGGAAAAGATGCTAGAAGCTATTGCTAGAGAGCGAATAGAAAATTATACTGATGCAATCAACGAAATCATTAGGAATTGCCCATTCTTGTGGTTTAGCCTTGGCGGTGGAGCAGCAGACCAAGATACAAGGCTTGATACTGTTGATTATGCTGATATTGATTATTCAACGACAAATAATGGCGAAAAGCCAAATAATAACTGTTAAGTATATGCTAGGATTAGAGCAGATTTGTAATACGATTAAAAATTTCTTTGCAAATATTAGAGAACCATTCCCACAATTGAACAGAATACTATTGGTTTGCTCAATGATACGCAGACCAGGACTTTCTACGATTCAGTCCGTATCAAATATTGTAAAGGATTTGAACAGATTGGGCATTCCAACTGGCCCAATGCCAGATGGTAGTGCTAACTTAACTGTTGGAGTTATGTTCGCTTCAACTAAGGAACACCATAGGGCGATAAAGAATGATATGTCAATACAAGTTGGTTTTCAACCAGCTAGCTTGAATATCGTTGGTTATGGTACAGCCACAAATATCAATTGTGGTATGGGATTCGGTAAGGCTGATTAAAGTAATGTTTTATGGAAAAGGATATTGATTTTTCAAAGATGACCAACGCTGAGATTAATCTCAAAATTATAGGTTATAACAATGAGTATGATGTCACAAAGGAGAAGATTGTCAAGATGGTTGGTAGATTGCAAGAACTTGATAAGTTGTATATCAAGGCGAATGAGGAACTTAAAAAAAGAGGTGTATTAAACGATGAATGAGGTTGTGTTGAAGATTGGTACTGTTAGGGAGGTAGAAAACGTCTATTCCAAGGACAGTGCGGATGGTTTAAGGATTAGGGCTGAGTTGATTGACGATAAAGCCCAGAGTCTTGAGGATGTGCCTTGGGCAGTCCCACTATTGCCTAAAGTATTCCACGTAGTACCGAAGGTTGGTGAGGCTGTTGTTGTTGTCACTGACCTAGCGAACAACCCAAGAGCCCAGAGGTATTATCTTGGCCCAATCATATCACAGCCGCAATACATGAACTACAACAATGAGGACGATGCATTGTCAACATTTAAGAACACCAGATACAATCCTATTGAGAAGATTTCCAATTTCGATGCGACTAGGGGTTCTTTCCCAAACAATGATGACGTTGCATTGGTTGGTAGAGGCTCTGAGGACGTTACGCTGAAGTTCGATGAAGGCAGCAAAAAGAGTGAGGTTAATTTACGAGCTGGTATAAGAAAAGAACCAGATAAGAGTGGCTTCAATGGTTTGTTTGGCAATGTTATGTTTAATGACATAGACCCAGCATATATTCAGCTTAAATACAAGAATAACCTTGCAACCAAGCAAGACCATAGCGTATCAAGTATGATTAACATGGTTGCTGATAATATCAATCTTATAAGCAATAAGGATAACAATGTGTCAGATAGCATACATGACAAGGAAATGCTCATCAAGGATGAAGATTCTGACAAGGTGATGGATAAACTTCACCAAGTTCCAATGGGAGATAAACTTGTGGAATTATTGACGATTATGAGGGGTGCGATTATGCATCACGTTCATCCTTGGGCTGGTATGGAACAATGTGGTGATTGGCCAGGTTTTATCAACATGCTTGAGAAATATGACATTGATTCAATCCTTTCAAAGTATGTAAGGGTATCATAACAGAAAAAGCGAGATTCTTTCGAGTCTCGCTTTATTGTTTTATTCAACTTCCAATGGAGAGTGTAATCCTAGATTCATATTTGGGTCTATTGCTACATCGTCTTCCATGTTATTTGCGCCTCTGAATTCATTTCTCATAAATTCATCGACAACTTCCTTGATTATTGAGTTTGCATTCATTTTATTTTCCTCCATTTTCTTAAAGTTGGCTTTATTGTTCATTATCTTGGTGATTGCGTCATAACTCATTTTAGGGAATCTCTCTTGTAGTTTATTTCTTAACTCCATGAATGAATTGCATTCTGTCTCGAATACACCGTTATTTGTCTTTATTGAGAATATTATCTTAGGCTGCTGTGGTTGCATTGGTCTTTGAACTTGTGGTCTTTGAACACCAAGTGTTTCGCCACTTGTCTCTGGTAACATACTCTTCAGTTCATCTAACCAAGGCTTGCCTTCAAGAGACCAGTATCTCCATGTTCTGAGGTTTTGTTTATATCCCTTGCTAAACAAGTATTCTATGACTTCGGCATCATTGGTTACAGCTACATTCTCCCCACGTTCTTTTTCACTACTTTCAATCATGTTTATCAATGACTGGTTAGAAGAGATTGTCAACTTTACCTTTCCATTCTTTGCGAATACGATTACGGCAGTGACTGATGCTTTCTTATTTGCTAGTCTCTTTTCCCTTTTTGCTTTCATTTCATCATTTAGCTCAAGTTCTGTCATTTGTTCAGCACTTGCGATTCTTTGTATTGTGAACATACCGTTTGAACGTGATGAAACAACGTAGCCGATTTCCCTAAACTCTGGACCATGACCTTGTTTTGGGCAATATCCGTGCATATAAGTGTAGTAGTGGCACATTTCATGTACCAATGTGGCTAGGAAACCATGCTCAGTTCCTGTATAGTT